TCATCTCCAAGGATCATGTAGTCTTGGAACTTATGCATCTTAATTCTCGCTGCAGCTAATCTTACAATTACATGATTAGATATGGCGAAAGACGCTCATGAGCTGTAAAGGCCCATAGGTTGTCCAACACCATATTTAATTGTTGTTCTAAGACCTTCGATTTTCGGAGAAACAAAATCCGACCCTATCATGATCTGTTTTCAAACGTCTATGAGCGATTTATCGCATCATATACTATTAAGAACAGTAAATATAATTTCTACAGGAAATCTGTCAGTCGCAGCTTGAAGATCTATACTGTGGGGTCTTGAACCCTTTAGATTATTTCTTCAGACCGAGTTGACTGATTTCTGTATATTATTATGTTTATGGGTATAGTCCGAGCTCATTCTTTTGAGCGAGGCCATCAACCTATCATGAAGAGGTTTTAAGACCATTTGAGTTTTCCAGTCCGCCATAGCGATTATTCGGGTTTTACCCTCATAATCTGCTATTGCTGACAGTCTTCTGAAATGTGTCGTACGACGAATATTACCCCTGAACTCTTTTAACTTTTTGGTTAAAGAGGAGGGGACAGGAAGACTTTCTTTAAAGAGTCCAACTTTATAAGCAAGCTTATTAAGTAGTGACTCAGAAACGTCAGATCTTTCTATCTCCTCAACGATACTCGATGTCATCGCTTGACCATTTGGACCAGCTTTTGCTGATCAAATTGGTTTAACCGACAACGTTTCGTATCCTTCTCAGTAGTTATATTCATCTCGTGGGATTCCGAAAAGCTTCCAATTCTCTTTTATTTCATCGGATATAGTCTTTATCTTGTCTTCATCCTTAGGGCCATCTGAGATGGTCTTTAGGTCGATTTCAGGAACAAGGTTTATATCTCTTGATTTTCAGAGAATTGTCAGAATTGCTCTGGCGAAGTCTGAACTATCTCTAGTTCTCGCTTCAGAAGCTTTTTGATTAATCAGAAATCCTTCTTTGTCCTGGAACAGGTCTTTGTTTCACTGTGTGAGACAAAAATCTGTTGGGCTCTGAAGAGTTGCTACGTTTACGAAGTGTTTTCTCAAACACTTCAATAAACGCAGCCTTTCTTTTCTGCTTAACTGTTTTTCCGATCAGATTTTGTTCATGATTCTTACTGCTTTACGCAGAAGATTCATGTCATTACCTGAAAGAGCAAATATATTTGCTAATTGAGTGACTAATTCTTGAGTCTCTTCTATATTTCATATAGGAAGATGCTCACTGAATCATTCTCTCTTTTTAGCGAATAGTTTTGTATCATGCCCATCCCTCTCAGGACGGCGCGATCCCATCTTAAATTTTAAGACAGTGCTTGCACGAGG